GAATACTAGATTACGACTTGGTACTAGTTGCAGTGCATACTGTAATGCTCGCTCAAACACTGTTTCATAAACTGCCTGTGTCGCTGCCGCAATATCAAACAAATCCTGTTCCGTTGCAAGCTCAGGTGCCCAATTCCTGCATCCTCGATGTAGATTTTCTTTTAAACGGAATATATGGTTCCAGTCATCATTCGGAAAACTAAAAAAATCTAGTAGAATTCTTTTAAAATATTTTTTTGGATCCCCGTATGCTGCCATACCCATCAGGATATATTCTTCTTCGTTTGGCTTTAGCCCACATCGTTGTGTCATGGCACTGTACCATAGGCCTAAACTGGTTGGATATTCTAGTCTATATTGCTTGGTTAGGTTATTACCTTCGCCCTTCCATATCGTGAGAGTTTCGTATTCACCAATCGCATCCATAACAAGAATACAGGCATTGTCAAATCCGCTTGTACAATATCCGGCTGCCGCATGGCTTTTGTGATGGCTTACATATTTTATAGGTGTGCGCTGTATATAGCGTTGCAGATAACCGCTGATGTTATTTTCTTGGTAGCACCATCCTTGCCCTGCCGTTAACTGCCGTAGTGTTTTTAATAACGGCTTTTCGTACCAAACGACTCTGTCTGGAGTTAGCCCTTTATAGTTTAATTCGTAGACTAGATCTTTGTTAAGATCTGGATCGTTTTTAATTCCGCTGTAGCGTTCTGTTTCACTCGCAAAAACAAGTCGTTGGTTATCAAATACAGCAACTGCCGCATTGTGGCTGTTCGCTGATATTCCCCAAGTGATCATTTGTAGATAAACGGGTCGTACTTGCGTAATTCTTCGGCACGTTTTCTCATACGGCGATTGTAAAAGTAATTCTTAAACCACTGAAATAGTCTTTTCATATTGTTCCTTTAACCAGTCATAGTCATTTATCTTTAAAAGATTTTCTGGGATATCCTTATTGGCACGCCCATACTGCGCTCCTGCTAATGCACCTTTGACACTATCAGCATCTCCGATAGTTTTCCAAACATTCAGTCGATATTCTGTTTCTTCATTAATCTGCCCGTCAATTACTCGACTGGCTAACTTACAGCATTCTCTAAAGGCACTGCGCCATGTACTGAATGGATCTGTGTTAAATGCTGTAATGTTGCTAACTTCTGGCATAGGTTTAAATCTAGATCCGATGCTGGTTGTCATATCTATTTTAGAAGTATCTAATTCTAATGTTAGTTTTTTTGGTAGTAGTTTAACTCCGCCGTATCCATATTCTAAATCGTTTAATGGATTGCGACTGCGCCACACGTGGACGATATCATAATCTCCCTCCCAAACTTTGTAGTCAAAGTTAAATGAGTCTAGTATTTCGGCATCACCGTCGACTACCCAGAACATAGGAGTAAAACTACGTTTAGCCGCAGTCATGTGGGCTTGGTGTATTCCTTTAACATCCTTAACTCGTTTGGCATGGGGGAAGCGTGATTTCACACGTTCCCAGTTAGCCTCACAATTTGGCTCACCATAACTTATAAAAAAAATGTCGTACATTAAAATACTCTCTATAGTATGTTTCTAGTTCTTCGGCTGCGTGTGGTTTTTTCTCTTTCATTAATAACTTATAATTATGAACTAAGATATCTTTCATCGATTCAAACCATTTAAGTTTATCTTTGATATCATTTACTTTTTTAAGTGTATTGATTATAGCATCAAACCGTTCATCTGATGGTAACGTATCGTATGTTTCATCGATAAATCCGTCAAACGTTTTAAATCCTAATTCTTGTAATCTTTTCAAGCTGCCACGTCCACCTACAATAATAAACGGATGGAAACTCGCAATACTTTTAAAAATCTTCTCGCTACAGAATACGCTCTGATCTGCATCTGCATATATGGGCTCACTTACTACGCTAATCCAACTATCTAGATATACTTGATCTAATATACGTCTAATATAGAAATTATCTGAATGTTCTATATTACTTTTTCCGTACAACTCTAATGGTAACACTTTATTCGCATCTTCTAATAATTTAATATCGGTTACAGTAGTCTGCCCATCGATAGCTATCGGAACAGGATTATACGGGTTCATAGATACTAATCCGTCAGCCAACAGCCCGTGTTTATATAGCTCTGTGTAAAACCAAATCCTGTGCGGACGCAATCTTTTGTTAAGGCAGTTGTAAGTTTTAATTGGATGTGATTTTTTGTATTTTATTTGCGCTTTCCATGTAAGGGGTATCTTTCGTTGTTGAGCAATAAACCTTACATCTAAATTAAAATGTTCATAGGCAATTACTTTAAGTTGTTTAGAAATATTCTTTGATATACAATACTGTTTGTACTGCTCAGGAGCAAGAGCATTCCCTGTGACATATACGATTGATCTAGGATCTATATTGTGTGCTCCACAGTCGCTATGAAAATAATCCCATAACCACGGTGTTTGATATCCTTCGTGTGATTGATCGACTACTAATAGTGATTTCTTATTGCGCAAATCAGACAGGTATGCAGGAGACAAATTATCTAAAATAGAGTTACCTGTCGTGCCGGCCCAGTCAAGCGGGCTATGATTAACACCTGTAGGAATTATATAGTGAGGAAGTTCTTTTGTATTGGATGCATCAACCCACTTGTGTCCTTTTCTAAATAGTGTAGTGATCATCGGGCTTGGACCAAATCTCCTAAAGCCGGATCTATTCATATCGGGACAGTCGATGAAGTTGTTTTCTTCAGCTAGGTTTTCAAATGCTACATTCATTCCAGAATTTCTCGTATTCAGGGAACGTAGCAAGGAAGTTAGTCTCTCTACGCTTATCATATTCGGTAAACCATGCTTTAAAATCTTTACGACCCTCTGCTATTCTCTCTGGACTATAGTTAGTAGTCTCCATGTATTTGACTAGGCGTTTAAACTTTTCGTGTTCTAACACACCAAACTTTGTCTTATCTAAGTCTACTAGATTGTCTTCGATAAATTTTAAATTGTCATACATATAATTCATAAAATCTTCTTTAGGTAAGATGTTAATATCATACTGTAGCGGTTCTTTTAAGTAAGGTGTGTCAAATCGAATATTACGGAACCGTTCCTGTCCTGGGTCTTTGTTTGTTTCGTACTTACTGCGCCACTCTAAAATCTTTTCAAGCAACTGTCTAAAGTTTGTAACACTTAGAATATTAAATGTAATCATTAGACTAATAGGTACTTGTGCGGTTGTAACTAGCTTGTCTAAATTTCGTTCCCATAGTGTTAGATCTAATCCTGTACGAATATACTCTGCCTGCGGTCCCCAGGTATCTACGCTAGTAAACAATTGAAAACTTTTAATACATTTTTTGTCTTTTAGGAGTTTAATCTTATCAGCTAATCGATCGACTAGAACGGGCTTCACTCCTAGGTTGCTATTAATGTTAAGTTCTAGATTAGGCAGCGGATTCTTTTCTAGATCGTCTAACAGTTTCCAAGTACTCGCTTGTAACAGAGGTTCACCGCCAGTTATCCGTAAAATGTTTAATGTCTTGCGTACTTCTGGCCACCAGCGCCACCATGCATCAACATAAGGGTTCGTTTCTTCTTCATATAGATTAAACCAATCAATATCATTGCGATGATTCTTAACCATCGTGTACGGTCCGTGGTCCTTGATTTCTTTATAATAAGCTGAACTGTATCGTGGGTGACAATATCCGCATTTAAAATTACACTCGTTGCCGAACGATATTTCAATGTATTCTGGATTGTATTGTTTATAAGGATCAGCAACAATCTCTGCAACACGTTCTGGTCTATAGAGACTTGCGTTACGCTCATGACGATCGCTTATATAATCATCACCTAGTGCTTCTATGTTCCAGCAATACTGACACCCTGCAGGCTTTTCGCCCGCTATCATTTGTTTTCTCTCATCTATCTTTTCGTGCGTATTATGTAATGCCGACGCGGACTGTGCAATTTCTAACAGTCTAATAGTGTGTGGTCGAGGATGATAACAGCTATGCGTTTGCCCTGTCTGTAGATAGATAGTCGTGTGATGCCATTTAGCCAAACAAAATGTTGGGCTAACTTCGTTCATTATCGGAATGATGCGATTGATACGCTCTTTATCTGACATATCGAGTTTCTGTCTCTTTGATTAAGTAATCCGCCATCTTGCGATGTCCTTCTTCTAAAGGATGCCCGCCAGGAGCCATAGGACAGCCTTTGTACTGCTCGCCTAAGTGCCCTGGTAAAAAATTCGTCATATCAATTAATTCTTCTAAATGCTTGTATATTTTCGGTATCGTCGGCCGATAGTCAAACATTTCAATAAACAGATAATTTAAACCGAGTTGTTTCAATAGATTCTGTACAGATATCTTGGCTATAAGAGTCCTAAGCACATCGCTCGAACTTGAACTATGTTGTGAAAAATACAATCTAGAAAATTCAATATCTGCTCCGGGTGGCGGGTGGAGTATCTGAAAACTGTTAGAACGGGTATCCCAAAACTCTGCCCGTTGCGGTTGCGACCAAGGAATGATTACTAACGGATTCTTGTTTTTTAATTTAGGCAATTCTGTAAAACACATGCGTTGGATGCGATCATTGCCGCCGCCCTGCATACTGAAATTATAAACTGGAATATCAAAATGTCTAGCGATTAGAGCAGGAAAATTGCGTTGTTCGCGGATAGATTCGTCTAGTTCATAGCCGTATGGAAAACTATCTCCGGAAACAAATAAGCTATTAAACACGATGTAACCTATAAAACTCGTCAAATGTATTAACTACATATTCGCTTGTAGGCGCATCAAGTACAGGTACAAACAAAAAGTTTTTTGTACCTTGCTGGAATTGTTGTATAAGCTCGAGAGGGTCTGTACTTACCCGATCATTAAACATATTAGTCAATACGTCAAAGTCACGAACCTGTGTAATATCCCAATCAGTTAGCATAGTTCTATACACTCCTTCCCATGCTCCGGCAATTGCCCATGCACCCTGTTGAGTATGCATACCTATGCTTAACCAAATCTTTAATCTATGCAAATTTTCCCACCAGATAGCTTCTCTGGCAGTTTCGCCCTGTACTCTAATTCCTCGGTTAAGGCACATCTTAACACCTTCACGGAATCCTGCCCTCCACGATTGTAGAGGTGTTGCGTTAATAATTGTCTCGCTGTAAGATACTGTTAGCGGATAATATCCTGCCTCCCAGCAAAAATCTACTTGACCTTTGTCTTCTTCTGCGGCTTCGTGTGTTTTCATGTCTAGTACAAAATCCTTGCGCCAGATTTTAAGACTACCGTTACCATAGCGCAGTCCGTTAATACAATTACGTCCTGGCCAGTTAAATGCCTGTGCATTTGGATACTGATCTAAATCTAGTTCTACATCCCAAAACCTAGGATTAACAATATTATCAGCATCAACCGTAACGAACCATTCAGTGTCACTTAGATTGGCCGCCGCTTTGTGACAAGCATCACTACCTTTAACTCCGTGTACACGCTTTGCCCAAGGTGCTTCTTGTAGCAACTTAGCATAATTTAATTCTGCGTTCGGCTCATCATAGCTTATGAACACACAATCTAGTTCGTTAATTTTTAACAATGGCATATAAAGATATGTCCTTGGTCCCTATGTATGGTATCTCGATAGTAGTATTTTCTAAAAATGGAGATAATGTAATGTCGTACTGCTTGTATATAGCAAACGGGTCGCCCTTACGGGTAACATACAGATTATACACGGTATCGCCGGCATTAGTCAATTTTTCTAGATTTTCTTGATTGGTAATAGAATCAAAGTAATTAGGGTCGTATGCTAACACGATACCGCTATCAGTACACTCAAACATTACCCGACAGTTACTGATAAAATTTTCAAATGGTCTTAACGATTTTATGGTATTATCTTCTGTGTTTAATACTAGCTCAGCTTCGTAGAGTAATTTCCGTCTAAACCCAACTATTTGATCGTTACGAACGACAGGATAATACTCAACTGGATTTTTTTCGAGGGTAAAGAATGGCGCTATCAAAGTCCACTCTACAGGAAGTGTTACGTAGTCTAGATTTAAATTAGTAATATCTCCAATTCCTATAATATCAAAGGTTTCGGAATGAAACATTACATAACGTGTTTGTATTTGTTCCATACCTTCGTTTCCAATACGTTAATTAAATTGTCAGTAATCAAATCTTTTTTAGTATAGTGTAGTATATCAGACTGTGCGTAAGGTCCGAGCTTTACATTAAAATCCGAATCGTAGTAAAAAGGAATATATTCAGTCCAATCTGCGCTCGATCCTAGTCCTTGGCTTATTGATTTCATATGAGTGAGTCGAGGAAATGGCAACTTTAGATCACTAATATCTTCGACCATATCTAGCATCTTTGCCGCTAATGCACATGCTTCGTCTGTTGGAATGCTTTCAAACCTACAATTTTCTAGTTGTGCTTTCCATAGTTCGGGATAATCAGTAAGTGCCTCTAACACTCTAAAGAATTTAGTTGTTTCTCTTGATTGTTTAAAATACAACCAGCCCGAATAGAAATCTGGCAAATCGTTATCGACAAATACTTTCCGATAATATTTGTTAGTCATTGTTTCACCTCGAAATGTCATAGGACGAGTAGCAACATATAAATCGTGCTGTTGCATGTGAGGCCACCAATGGCTAACATCATTCAAAAACAAAAAATCGCTATCAACAAACACTGTCTCCTTATATGGAGTATGTTCATATACCCGACTTCTAGCGTTCATTCCTTTCGGACCGTCGTAGGCAATTATATTTTCAAACACCCAAGACATTTTATAAGACTGCGCAACTTCCGGAGTCAGTGTAGCAATAGATATGTTGTTGAATCCATCTGGTTGTGTTAGCTTGATAGTTAGTGCCATCGCATAGGCTAATTTAATATAGTCTGTACCTTGCGTGTTATTAGCTATTGTAAAATAACCACGATCTAGTATTTTTTCAATCATGCGCTAACTCCGCAATTTTATCTAGATTTTCTAATAGGTCGTATTTGTTCATCATGTGGATATCCTGCCCACTAGATTTAAGCAACATTCCATCCTCGGTTAGAACCGTAAATGATTTATCGGTTATCTTAACCAACAGGTCCTTATCATTAAACCATATCGGTTCTGGTAATGCAGTATAAACGTCGTTGCCGATCGTATGACATGCCACAGAAAATGCATAGTCGTTCCTAAACCGTTTGGTGTTAAACTTATATAGGGCGCCATAGTATTCCCAATTATCTTTAATATGTTCGACTAATTTAAATATTGATTCTACTTCTGCAGTTTTATTAAAGATAATATTGGTTGCCCATAGCATAGGAATACTGGCAGGATTCAACACTACCTTACTACCAGTCCTTGTTGGATGCAGATCCTTCATGTTAGGACATATCATAAAATCTCTATCAGAGTCCAAGTATTTTTTAAGCCTATCGCTTAGGACAAGAAAATCACTATCTATAACCAGTGTCCGATCGTAGGGACTAATGTCGTATGCACTACTACGGTTTGCATTTTTCCACACAACGACATTGCCAGCCAAAACTCGTGTGTTAGTAGTAGGTCCTATTTCCTGGATAAAGATGTGTTCAAACAGTGTAGGTTCTTTAATATCACCTAAGGTACGTGAATCTGTAACAAGGCTCACTGGAATGCCTAGATGTTTGATTACCAATTTGGCGGCAAGAACAGCTTGAGGGCCGTATAGGACGTCGCCGTCATAGGCGAAAATTATACAGCCTACCGTCATAGGTCCACCAATTTGGCCGCTGTACGTTTTTGTTTTATATCGTTATAATCTGTTAGGTATCGATTGGTTACTTCAAAATAGGTGCTTAGTACTTTAGATGAAAATGCTTCTAAATCTTCTATTTCTACAGGGTATTCGTTATCGTCTAAGATTACAGCAGATCCGTAATCTTTAATTGAATTGATAAAACCAATTAAGGTCCTGTCAACAGTGAAGATGCCGCCATTGTATGCAATTACAAGTTCGGCTAGTGCTTTGTCTTTTAACCGCTTTCTTTCTATTCCTAGTGTCTGTCTATAGTTTGCGTGTTCTAATGCTTGCTGGAGTCTTTCGTCCATCGTGTCCTCGTTAACTTTGTCCCGCCGACGCAACTGTGCAGGTTGGGTTGTTGCTAAATGGATAATAACAATTAGTTGATAAAGTCAGTGTGCCGTCTACATAATCTGGTCCGTAGCCTGTCGGACCAGATAATGCTGTGTTCCACGAATTGGCTCCAGTTAATTGGGTGCGTTGTGATTGGCTGTTAGTGCCTTGCGCAACGTGCGGATCAGCGCATATCATGTTTATTTGCATACTAGTAGCGGATAACATATTAGTATTGTTCACTGACATGTTGATTTGGAAATAGTTACCAGTATATCCAGAATCTCTATCGTAATTCAAATATGCTTGGGTCAATCCAGTGCTCCACCCACCGCCATACATTCCGCCGGTAAGTCCGAGTGTAGCATACGCGCCCCAACCTCCACCGCTTTGATATAGGCTAGTACGGGTTAAAATAATTTGTCCGCAGTTAGATAGCAAGTTCGACCATCCGTTATCTTGACCTGGATTACCACCACCACCGGTTCTGCTACCAGATAATGCGATATATCCACCACCGTTCCAAAATCCACGGAATCGAGCATTGCTACCCCAGTCAAAAGTAACAGTACAATAACTTTGTGAACCCCAGTTTGAATTCCCTACAAGGCCGTTATATGCTTGATAGTTCAATGAACCATTGTTAATCGTCAATCTATTATTAAGTGCAGTTTGTGATCGTGCTGTAATCTGCGTGAGGTCAGCCTGGGTAACCAAGTAGGTAGAATCTCTAGTCGTTAAATCTGAATTGGCACCTGTTTGCAAGTAGTAGGCTTTGTTAATATCGGTTCTTAGATTGTTCCAGTCTGCACCAGTAATCTTATCGTTGGCATTTTTCTGTGCGCTACTAATACCGCCATTATAACCT